GATCAATAAACCAACCTTTTATAAAAGACAAGATTTCATCACCAATATGCTTTCCGGCAAAGGAATCAAATACAGCTAATTGTCCAACTAATACAGCTGGATATTGAGAGTTGCGTTTAATATTGGGTATTGGGCGATTTATTTTGTTTTTTATATTTTTAGGTAAGGATGAAACGGGCAACATTGAATTGGATACGGTAAATGCTGCAACTAATTCTAAAGAAGTGTCAGCCTTGACGAAACCGTATGATTTACCAAGTAATTGATTGTTGTAATTTTCAAAATCATTTTTGAAGAAGTTTTCAATATCCTTATCGTGAGCGCATGAAAAGTCAGAACAGTTCTCTATTAGAGGTCTGCTCCATTCAACAAATTCGCAATTATCTTCGATGAATGTGCCCACTATTTGAATTTACGAAGGTTTGATTTTTCCAAAATTCTTTTGGTCATTTCTACTTCACGTGAAAAATCAACGGTCCCTCGTTTTTTCTCATTCTCACGGGCAATCTTTTCAAATTTTTCTGCGACTTTGCCAGTTAATGTTGGTATTGGTTTGATATAAACTGCCATAAATCAATTGTTTTACGAGACAAAGATACAACATTAGTTTTACTTTTTCTTGCAGCATCATTAAAATCATCTTTATCAGCACTACTTTTAACACAAAGTTCAGTATCTACAGCAGCATTAACAAGAATACGGTGAATAACATCACTATTACCCACCGTATCATTTAATCTAAAAGTAGTACTTACAGCACTCCTAGCAGAAGTCCTATGACTCCCCAGATTATATCATGCCAATCAGCTACTCCTTTCCTTATCCATTTGTCTAAAACAACTTCTTTGGCGACAAGTATAATCAGAGTGATTAGTATGGCACTCCAAACAGGTATAAGGTATTTGAGTACATCATAAATCAAGATGCCGGCAATCAAATGCTGGGCACCGTCCATTCTCATGTGGTTAAAGCAGAATTCATCTATTTTCTGCCTAATTTTTTTTAGAAAATCCATGTAGCTTTTGAGGTTAATTTTTAATTTTGAGATGAGGTTATCATTTAAAACCGTTTCATACATGCCAAGGGTTTTGATATGGGTCATAAGATGTTTGAAAGGTTGCCATCTGCCAATCAGTAAGAGGTTCTTTCTTGTTATCAAT